TACTGAGGCTGCATCATGCCGATGATCTATCAACTCCCGCTTCAGACGCAGGTATCCGGTGGCGACCAGTTTGCCGTTTACTCGCCGAATACTGGCGATGCTCGTCGTCTGCCCGTATCCGCTCTGCTGGCGTACTTTCAGCAGACCTTTGCGGCCCCGACGCTGGCAACCAACGTGTACACGCCGGGGACGGGTTTCTCGATCGCGGTTCCCACGCCGGTTTCGCAGCAGCAGTGGATGCTGCTTCAGCCAGCAGGTACGCTGGCCAGCGGCACCATCACATTGCCACTGAACACGGCCACGCCTGACGGCACTGAGGTGCTGATCACCAGCACGCAGATCATCACGTCGCTGACGATCGGACTGAACGGGGCCTCTGCTGCGAACGGCGCACCGACCACGCTGGCGGCAAACGGCTTCGCGCGCATGCGGTTCGTGCAGGCGCAGAACTCTTGGTATCGTATCGGGTAAGGACTCCCAGCCATGACCACCACCACCGACTCCTTCCAGCCTGCTTACGGCGGCGGCATCACCGTCGCGCCAAGCGGCACCTCGGCATCCAGCACGCTGGGCGAGGGCGCGTTCAACGTCGTCGTGACGAACCTGTCGTCTAGCGTGATCTCCTACGTTCGCATCGGCAAGGGCGCGCAAACGGCGACCACTGCGGATTACCCGGTGCTGCCCAGCACGCAGGTGTCGCTGAGCAAGGGCAAGGCTGACGACACCGTGGCGTACATCACTGGCGGCTCGACGGGCTCGCTGCACATTATCGCCGGCCGGGGGCTCTGAACATGCTGCCGTTGACCCGTAGCCGAAACCGGGCACGGTTCTTCGGCATTCCGTTCTCGCCGTCGTTGCTCTTCGCTGCCGGCGAACAAGGCGCCTGGTACGACCCCAGCGACTACAGCACGCTGTTCCAAGACTCCGCAGGCACCACGCCCGTCACTGGCGTGGAGCAGTTTGTGGGGCTGATGCTCGACAAATCCGGCAGGGGCAACCACGCCTTCCAAACTAGCTCCGCAAAACGCCCGAAGCTGGCGGCGCGGTATAACTTGCTGACTTATTCGGAGGAGTTTGATGTTACGACGGGTGGGTGGACGAAAACAAGTGTCACCGTAACGCCTGACGCTGAAGTTGCGCCAGACGGCACAACTACCGCTGATTTGTTGGTTGGAGTTGCTGCAACCGGAAGAACTCAACAAACATCTATTACAACGCCAAATGCTCCCCTTACTATTTCTTGTTATCTTAAAGGCACGGCAGGGCAAACTGTTAGCCTTGTGATGAATATAAATTTAGTTGGCGCCTCGTGGTCTAATTTTTCATCTGGCGCCGTAACAAATGCTGCGGTTTTGTATAAAGTATTTACACTTACCGGCGGCTGGGATCGTTTTGAACTTACTGGAACGCCATCAGTCGCTTCAAGTGTATTTTTTGTTGCAATAAACGATCTAAGATCCGGCGCCGGATCACCTACCGCAACTTCTGTATACGCCTGGGGCGCAGACCTACGCCCCGCCAGCCAAGCCACGGGCCTGATTGGCCCCACCTACCAGCGCGTAGCCGCAGCGACGGTGTACGACACTGCGGGGTTCTTGCCGTATCTGGCGTTTGATGGGCTGGATGATTCGATGTCTACCAATAGCATTGACTTCAGTGCTGGGGATAAGATGACGGTGTGGGCTGGGGTTAGGAAGTTGAGTGATGCTTTAGCCGGCAATGTCGCCGAGCTTAGCGCCGACATTAATGCAAATAACGGTTCATTTATTGTTAGTTTTCCTGGCAGCATTGGTGTAATTGGGCCAAACATGATTTCAGGCCTTCGTGGCACAGCAACAGCGTTTGCTGATGCGCGCACTTACGTTGCGCCTATTACTGGCGTTTTGCAAAATTCGTTTGATATTGCGCAAGCCGCAGTTGCCGATGAAATAAAACAAAGAGTAAATGGCGCTTTGCCCTCTAGCATAACGTACCTAAACGCAAACTGCGGCACCAGCAATTTTGGCAATCACCCGTTGTTTATTGGATCTCGCAACAACGCCAGCAACTTCTTCAACGGCTGGCTGACAAGCCTCATCGTCCGCGGCGCACAGTCCACGCAAAGCCAGATTGAGGCAACAGAGGCGTGGATCAACGGCAAAACTGGAGCTTACTGATGGACAACGAAAAGTTGTTAAAAATAGTAGCGGAAGCCGCTGGTTTTGATTCTGTTATCGGAATCAGTCCGTTTATGGTGCGTATTGCATATCTTGCTGCCGCCGCCGAACGTGATGCGTGCGCCAAGGTATGTGAGGGCATTGGCGATAGCAATAAGTGGTCCGATGCTCACGATTGCGCCGCAGCCATCCGCGCACGGGGGAACTAATGGACGTCTTCCGCACCCTCATAACCAGCGCCGAAGAAGCCCCCCTAGCCCGCCTAGTCTGCTCCACGCTGGGCGGCGTTCCCTACGAGGGCATGTTTGAAGTTGGCCTGTCGCCCACCGGAACAGAGCCTGCCACGCACTACATCAGCAGCGGCGGCGTGGGCGAGAACTTCGCCAAGCTGGCACCGTTCAGCACGTGGGCTTGGCAGCAACCGAATCCCGATCAGCCAGGACAGTGGTGGGAAACAGAGTACAGCCCTGGCCACCCGGAAATCACTGCCGAGCGTTGTGCTGAAGCCGGGCTGGAGGTGACGCCCGAGGCCATCGAGTATATGTACGCCGCATCAGATGTCACAGATGAGCCGTGGCAGACGGCGCTGGCGCGGCTGGGGTTGCAGCGCATTATTCCGCCTGAGCCTGTGGAGGTGAGTGATGGCTAAGACACCCGCATGGACGCGTAAGGAAGGCCAGAATCCGAAGGGCGGGCTCTCGGCGAAGGGCCGTGCGTCGGCCAAAGCGCAGGGCATGAATCTGAAGCCGCCAGCACCGAATCCGAAGACGGAAAAGGACGCAGCGCGGCGCAAGTCTTTTTGTGCCCGCATGAAGGGCATGAAGGATAAACTGACCAGCGAAAAGACCGCCAAGGATCCGAACTCTCGGATCAACAAATCGCTGCGGGCCTGGAACTGCTGACATGCAAATCCCCATCCTTTCCGGCGTTTTCTCGGATCAAAGCCCAGACGTTCGCACGTCGTATCCGGTCAATCTGGTGCCGGTGCCTGTGCCCAGTGGCGTCAGTAGCGACTACCTGCGGCCGGCAGACGGCTTAGTGGCCAATGGCACGGGGCCTGGGGCGGATCGGGGCGGCATCAATTTGAACGGCGTGTGCTACCGCGTGATGGGGAGCAAGCTCGTCACGGTCAGCAGCACGGGCGCGGTGACGGTGCTGGGGGATGTGGGCGATGACGGAAAACAGGTCACGCTCGACTATTCGTTCACTTTGCTGGGCATTGCGTCAAACGGCAACCTGTTTTTCTGGGATCCGGCGGCGGGCACGCTGGTGCAGAACGTCGATCCAGACTTGGGCGTCGTGCTGGACGTCGTGTGGGTTGACGGCTACTGGATGACCACGGATGGCGAGTTTCTCGTCGTCACTGAACTTACGAACCCGCTGGACGTCAACCCGCTGAAGTACGGTAGCAGCGAGGTCGATCCCGATCCGGTGGTGGCTTTGCTGAAGGTGCGAAACGAGGTCTACGCGCTGAATCGCCACACCATCGAAGTCTTCGACAACGTGGGCGGGGATTTCTTCCCGTTCCAGCGGATCGAAGGCGCGCAGATTGAAAAGGGCGCGCTAGGGACGCACACCTGCTGCATCTTTCTGGAGCAGATTGCTTTCCTGGGTAGCGGCATGAACGAAGCCCCAGGCGTATACCTGGGTGCCAACGCCACGACGCAGAAGATCAGCACACAGGAGATTGACGAGATCCTGCTGGGCTACACCGAGGCGCAGTTGGCCCTGTGCAAGATGGAGGCGCGCAACGACCGCACCCATCAGCACCTGTACCTGCATCTGCCGGATCGCACGCTGGTCTACGACGCTGCGGCCAGCCAGGCCACGAATCAGCAAGTCTGGTTTACGCTGACGACGACGCTCGCGGGTTTCTCGCGCTACCGGGCGCAGAACTGGGTGTGGTGCTTTGACAAGTGGCTCGTAGCCGACCCGCTGTCCTCGGTGGTGGGCTACGCCACGGATGCGGTGGCTTCGCACTGGGGGCAAGAGGTCCGGTGGGAGTTTGGCACG